GGTTCTTGTTCTTGGTGAACAGGACCCCGAAAAAGTTGATTGTCCGGGCCTTGCCCAGCGGAATCAGGTTGTTGTGAATGACGATCATGCCGTAATGATCTTATTCCAGCCTCCATTCATTGTGTCGGCACATTTGTAGTTCTCATTATCGGTGGAGCTGAAATAACTGTATTCATACCTACTACTCTGGCACATGAATACATTGTAACTGAAATGTATACCGCCATCGCTGATACATTGAGTAAGGTTTCTGCAATGATAGATTCCAATCGAATCAATCGAATATTCATCTGATCTTACATTGCATTGCAGCATATTTTCGCACTCCATAAACCCCCAAGCCTGATGACTTTTCGAGTGGATAAATATGGAGCAACGGATCAGATTCTTGCAATTGAAGAAACAATAGGGATCATCTGGCGTATAAATATCAGCACCCTCGCACTTGCAGTCCTCCAAGTTAACCATATTTACAAATCCGTGACCTTGTCCCGTCGTTTTTACACATACTCCATGGGCGCTGTAACCACTCTCTAAACTTGGAATTGTGCTGTACTTTAAGCATGAATCACTACCTGCATATTGGACGAGGCTTCCGGGCTGTCCAACAATCCGTTTGGTATTGGGATGCAGCAGAATGCCACTTGATGGAGCCGTCCATGTCCCTTTCTTGATCAGAACACACGTCGCATTGGGGTTGTTGTTCAGTCCAGCCAAAGTAGCGTTGCTATCCACAACGTAATCGAATGGTGTATATTTCGCTACGTCCTGAATGGCCTTGTTCCAGGCAGTGCGCTCGTTATCAGTGATAAGCCGATGTGTAGCATCCTGAATCGCGTCGATGAACCGCACGCCGCCGTCCCGGGTGATCTGCACATAGCTGCCCGCAGGTTTTACGGTTGTTGCCACAGCCTTGTAGATGTGGGCGATGGGCTTGACGTTGCCGTCGTTGTAGACATCCGTTTCGGTCTCGTAGCCCAGTGTGAGGTAGACGGGCAGGGCTGTCGCAGTAATCCCGGCAAAGGGCACGACGACCTTGACCGTCGCATTGTCGGCCCCGGACCCTTCGAGCACGACCAGACCGGGCGCTATGTCGTACTTGCTGCCGTTTGCCTTCACCTCGCATCCGGAAAGGACAAAAGCCCCGTACTGGGAGAAGAAGCCGTCGATCACCTTCAGCGGCTCCTCCTGGAGTGATACGAACGCATCGCCGTACCAGTTACGGACGCCGAGGACTTGTGTTTGTCTTTTCATTTTTGGTCTATTTTATACGTTGTTAAAGCAGCCCTGTATTTCTCGATGTCAGCCCGTATCTGTTCGGCATCGACACCTGCCGGAACATGGACGATGAAGTCCACATCCCCGAACTGCTCGCGGTTCTCTCCCCGGAGCGATACTACCGCCGGAGTACCTTCGCCCCTGTTCAGTCCCACGGGGACTGCCACGCCCACACCTTCGGAGCGTATCCCGACCGCAAACCCCGTTTCACGGTAGGATTCGATCGTGATGTCCGCCGCTCCGTATTTGTTGCGCAGGAACTGTTCGAGCACTCCTTCCTGATTGGTCACGTTGAGCAGTTTACGGGTTTCGTCGCGCCACAGGCTGAAGGCGGCGAACAGGTCCGCCAGCGGCTTTACAAAGGCCCGCAGAATCCGCAGACGGACGGGTTGACGCTTGTGTTCCGGCAGGAGCTGCCGCACCTGGTTCCGGAAGTCTATCTTATAGTTCCTCATAGCGATTTGGTAGATGTCAGGGTCAGCGTGTTCCCCTCGGCTGCGTACTCGAAATACCCTGCGGCCAGTTCGGCCAACACATCGACGGGGGCGAAGTCCGCCCCGGCGCTGGTCTTATGCTCGAGCCTTACGACCTTTACCGTCACGACACCTTCGGCGTGCATGACGGCGTCTACGAGCCGCTGGGCATAGAATACGGCATCGAATGACAGCGAGGTCTTGAACGTCTCGAGGGCCTGTTCGACCTTCTCGCGTACAACACTCGAGGGGGTTGCCGGGTCATAGTACACCTCCAGGTTGTAGCGGATCGTATCGGCAGTCGTGCTTACGATCGTCGTAGGAATACCTGTCGTGTGGATCGTGTCGATGTAGTCGGCCAGGTTGCGGCGTTCGCTGTCGTCCAGAGGGATGATCCGGCCCTCTCCGTCGGTTTTGGCCACGCGGATCGAAATCATCTTGTAGACCTCGTTCACGGCCACGACCTTCACGATCCGGCTGTCGGGGTCGTCCTGCTCGTAGTAGAACTGCGCCGTGTTCTTGTCGAATACCAGTGTATGTCCGTTCTGAAAGCGATAGCACATTTCCGCATACCACAATTTAGTGCCCGGAGTGATCTTGGCCGTCAGCTCGTCGACCTCCTGGCGGAACAGATCGAGAACTATTTCAAAGGCGTGGATCGCCGCTGCGACCACATAGGTCCACAGCCGCCACTCGGCGACCTTCGAGGTCGAGAGCTTCGGGAAATAGGTCTGCAGGTCGGTGATGATCGACTGCTGTATGTCGTTAATCGTTCTGGCCATATCGGTAGGTTGTTATGTCGTTTCCCAACTCTTTGAGCGTGTTCTTGCGCATCAGGCCGCTTTCGTCGTCGATGCGCAGCTGCGTCCCCGGTGCAACGGCCACGTCCAGGTAAAACCCCGTTTCGCCGATGCTGTCGATCCCCAGCTGCACGAGGGCTTCCGGATCGTTGGCGATCTGCGGATTCAGGGCAAGGATTTCGCCCACGGCCTCGCAGGTTCCATACTGCTCGAGGGCGATGTCGTAGACCGTCTGCCGGGCCTTAACTGTTGCTGTCGTCATATTCTGCGCTTATCGTCAATGTTCCATCCGTAGCGTAGTCCACGGCATCGACCCGCATTCCGTCGCGCTCGCACTGCTTGCGCACGGTTCGGAGGAAGTCCGCCGGATCGGTGTCATGCAGGAACGATACACAGTCGACGCCGACGGTGGGCGCCTCCTTGAAATCGCCCTGGCTTGCCAGCAGCAGGTCCCGCTTGTGCTGCTCCGTCGCCTCGGTCCGGATCAGATCGTCGGACAGTTCCACGTCCCCCGTCGATGTCTGTAAAATGTCGATCATCGTATCAGTGCGTTACGTTGGTGTCCTCATAATCCCCGCGCCGGACCTTGTTGTGCTTCGATGCCGGGGCGGGAACCTCTACGGGCTTGGGATTGTTCTGCGCCGATGCGGTCCCGGTCACGGCCACCGTTCCCGAGGGAATGCTGTGCGTGTGCGTGTTGAAGGCCTCGATCAGGTCGTTGATCTTACGGGTGAGCGGTTCGATGTTGATCAACCCGCCCAGCTCGCCGCCGTTCAGGACGATCTTCGGGGCCGAGGCCTCGATCTGTTCCCCGTCACAGGTCATGGTCACCTTGTCTCCGAGGGTGAAGATCACCTTGTCGATCTCGGAGAACAATGCCACATACAGGCGGTCACTCGCGTCGAGCCGGGCGACGATCACCGTGCTGTCCTTCTTGGGAATCAGAACCCGCCCGCGCAGCTCCTCCTTCTCGACGGAGTACAGCAGCACCCCTTCGTAAACAATGCCGCCGATCTGCACGTCGCACGTCCTGGCGTTCTCGTCGACACTTTTGACCGTGCCGTACATGGCCGCCTTTGCCGCATTGCGCAACCGCTCTGATAACATCATGCGGACCTCGCGTATCTCTTTCTCGCTGCTCATTTTTTTATCCCTATTTCCACGGTCCGGCGTGCTCCGCCCGTTCCGTAGGTTGTTTCTGTTCCTTCGATGTAATACCGCCCGTCTCGCTCATGGTAGACCTCGTCCTCGATCTCGGCCACCATGCACGGGGCGGCGTAGGGCTGCAGGAAGGCGGTGATCTTGCCCGCATAGCCGTCGTAGCTGTATCGCTTCAGCTCTGCCGCCGCCAGGGCTGCCAGCTCCTTCTGATCCTTCACGTCGTAGAAGTACAGTTTTTTCTCCGTTCCGTCCTTCGGCCCGATCTCGCCCTCGACCTTCGTCCCGTCCTTGCAGATGCACACGGCCTTGATCTTCAGCTTCACGTCTTCGGCCCGCTGATACTTCAGGTCGTCGTCCTTCACCACGTTGTAACGCAGGCGGTATTTCACCGCGTCCCCGACGACCTTGTAGGGCTCGCAGGCATAGACCCGTCCCT